TCACCTCCACCACCTAAAATGGTGCTAGGTTCCTGTGGTACTTCAGTATTCGTTGTCGTACTCGTTGCTTCTTCGCTCATAGGATTCTCGCTCCATGCGTTCCAGTTCTGAAGTGCTAATATTAAGATAGCTTAGAAGATCAGCAATTACTGACCGCCTGCCATCGTTGTAATGTGTATAGTATGGATCGCCAGGGACTATACACGGCGAGAAGATGAAGTTACGCACGCACAAATCTTCCAGCACACGTTTACCATCTTCTGTTTCAAAAACTCTTTCAAAAAGAGCTTTACGCTCCTTCTCCTGCCGCTTTAGCATCTGCTAGTGTTGCTTGTGACCGATTACGCTCAGCCATTGAAATAAGGTTATTTGCCTGTGCAACTGCCATCTGTTCCTGAAGCTGTTGCTGGCGTGCCATTTGTTCTGCTTCAGCTTCCATCTCTTCCTGCATCTCCTGATCTGTCTTAAACACACTTGGAGGAACACGAAGGATCTCTGCTGCTAGCGTTGCAACCCGACCAATATCAAGCCTTCGCAGGATATTCGGGTCGATCTGTGCCATTGGTGTCAAGAATTGCATCAGCGTGTTTATGGATGTCAACTCGCCTGTGCGCATCGAGATTCCAACTGGATTGGTGTATTCAATATTGAAGTTTGCTTCAATGAGGGCTTCTGGAGGTTCTGGCATCATGCCGTTTTTAATCATGATGTTCAGCGTGCGCTCCACAAGCGGCCCAAGAAATTCTACTTCCTGCCTTGCTACAATCGGCCCTAGAATCGAAAGCCGATCCCGCTGGCGCTGATTGACTTCGGTTGCACTGAATCTGAGAACATCACCATCGGGTGCAACAGGCCCAGGCAATTCCAGCATGTCTAAATAAAAGGCTTTATTGATCGAATCTTTGACCATTGCCATTTTATTCTCGTTGAGATCAGGTCGCCCGCGCGTTTCCAGTGGAATGATTCTGTCATTTGGTGAAAGTCCTGCACGGAAGAAGTTTAATCCTCCAGGCGTTGTCCGTATCGGAGACAGGAAACCATCATCAGGAACCATCAGTGGTGGATCAGTCATCTTGGCAAGAGCCTTCAGTCCCAATTCCTCCATTTTATTGCACATCTTAACGTCTGCGAGTGCTTCAATTCCTGGCCCGCGCCCATATATTTCTTGACTGTTTCTTTCCCATCTACTGCAAACGTATGGAAAGGACTCATAACCTGAAACATTGACAACATGCTTTTCATCATAAGGGCATATATACACGCTCATGTAAGGCATATTATCTGCGCCTGCTTGTCCGTATGCGCGCTCCTTACGCGGTTTTACAACATGAACACAATCATATTTCGTGTACTGCTTTCCTTCTGTGAACGCTTTGCGCACACTCTCTGCAACTGCTTCCATTCCAAACTCTTCAACAAGCTGCTTTGCAGTCATCTTAACCTTGCGGAAGACTGTATCAACGCGCCCCAGATAGTTCACTTGAAGAAAACATTCTGCTAGATGAAATGTTCTAAACATCGGCCCAACTCCAGGCTGGTCATGAACCAACATCACACCAGATCCGAACGCACCAAGATCACTGTAATATTCGTGTGCGGCAGGATGAAAGTTTGCTTCTGGTTTGTTGAACATCTCGGCAGCGCGCCGTTGTGCTTCTTCAAGCCACAATTGCACTTGCCTGTCCTGCATCAGTTCACGTTCCACGGAAAGTCGAAACCAAGGCATGCTAGCATTGGTGAGCGTGTTGTGAATACCACTTGCAAACCGCGTAAGCGCACGCACGCCTGTTCCTTCAAATATCTTGGAACGGCGCTTCTCACCTGGAGAGTAATTTGAAATAAAATCAGCGCGCCTTGGAATCATATACTCGGCAACTTGCTGCCAGTAACTTTCCCAATTATGACGATCTGATTCTAGCTCCTGAAACTCCTGAACTAGCTCCGTGACAAAATCACGCTCGGTTTGTTCAGTAGCCACCTAAACCTCTTGACTCGCCTGAACCATATCCTGATCCGCCTGTGAGATTTGTTTCTGCACGCCCATATCTTCCTGCTAGCATTCTCCGAATTGCATCTAAACGTGCGCGCTCTTCTTCTGCGGTGTTAGAACTTCCACCTGTTTCACTACCAGTTATTCCTTCATTGCCAGAAGGTGAAGGAGGGACATAATTATCATCATCACTATCTGATGGCCCGCCCTGAGTCATTCGTGTCCATTCTGCACCCCATTGATCCCATGTTTGCTGAGGATATTGAACTGTTTGGCCTATGGATTTTCCTGTTTCAGAAAGATTAGTAGCTAACCTGTGAAAACCAGAACCTTCAGTAGCAAAAGCAGGCATCCATATTTTATTAACAGCAATATCACCAGCAACCGACAACATGTTTCTATCATTTGGCAATGAAGGGTTTTTCAACGCCGTAGGCAACTGAGTTGCTGACGGTAAAGTAGTTTTAACGCGATCTCTCCAATTACCACCACCCCAAGCATCTTGGAAACCGCTTTTATCCCATTGGTCTTGCAACCCCAATTGACCGCTAGCCCAATTACCGAAACTTTGAAATATGTTCAACATAATTTCTCCTTATGCGTAGCCTGATCGGCTGGTTAGCATTGAACGCCTGCGCGCACTCCCGCGCGTGCCTGTTTTTCGTTGTTCTATTGACAATCCATACATTTGCTGTGTATTGGTTAGCATCCCTTGAATTTCCTGCTGCGAAGCTCCATAACCCAGCATCCGCTGATTGGCTTCTTCTATATCATCCTTGTAGCCAGAATAAGTCTCAAAAGAAGTTGTATAAGTCTTTCCTTTTTCTTCAAGTTCAGTCCAATCGGTTCCTGTCATCTTTGATAATGGATCAGTAACAGTCTGCTTCCAGTAAGCTTCTGCTTTTAGAAAATTCGCCCAATTGCTGACTCCTGCCATTTGATCGTTTAATGAAACAAGTTCCTGCACATTACCTCTTCCCATTGATTCAATATCTGTCGAAATCCTGGCATAAGTTCCTGCATGCTCATAATCCTTAAAATCTTCTATCAGCTTATCTCCATACGCGTTTTGTATTCCTGTCCAATCAATTTTTCCGTAATCAAAATCAGATGCGCTTGTATCAACTCCTGTTGTATCATAAGTATCCAAGTAGCTCTGGATTCCTGACTTATAAGTGGTATCTGCTGCTTTAAAAGATTTTGCTGCTGCACTCATCTTAGGGTTAAGCCCCTGAATAAGCGCGCGCTCTCTAGCAATGTTTCCTGAAGCAGTCTTATACTTCGACTTCAGATCATAGATTTTGGTTAGTAAGCTCATGATGCCAGTTGTGTTTCAAAAGGTTGCCAATCCTGCGCCCCAATAGCGAACTCAGGCTTCGGTTCAAACGAAAGCGTGCGCGCATATCGAAGCGACATTAACGCGTAGCGTGTTGCACTCATAAGATCATCATGCTTCTTTACAATCTTCCCATCCTGACGATGATACTGGCGGTACTCCTGAAGCCACATGCTAAGATGGTTGAATACTTTTAAACGACCAGACTGCAAGCGCGTTAGCATCTCCATAATTCCAGGTTCTACTGTTATCCCCCCATCAGGGTTTTCAAAGTGCGAACCCAGCATCTCAACCCCCAAACGGCGGTATTGAGCCGCCAGCGGAGTGCCGCTGCCTTTGTCTGCCTGCATTCCGTCATGAGGCCATGCAGTCGGTATCCACTGTCCACGATCCTTGATAGCCTGCGCGTGAACCACTGGAGTAGCGGCTGACTGACTGTGTGCATCCACGATATAAACAACATCGTTATCACGATCATGAGCAAGAAAAGCAACAGCAGAAGGGTGATCCCACCCGAAATCAATCCCATTAATGCGCGCCCAATGCGTTGGAATCGTAAAGCTTGGGACAACGATCTGATCTTCTGGAACAGGAAATACAAGACCACTCCCAAGTATAGGAATGCCTTTTGAACGCATCTCCCGCTCATGCGGAGGAAGCGCTGATAATATCTCTTCTTTGATCGTATCATCCAAATGCTCTGCATCATCCCATGTTGCATGAAAAAGCGACTGACCAGGACGAATCTCATTCATGAACTGGCTGACAACATCTGTAACACCCGATTCTGGTGTAAAAGTCATATAAGTAATTCCACCAGTTTTCAGTGTCGCCCTGAGTGTTTGTGAGTAAATATCCTGTGGTGGTTCCTCATCAAGCCAGCACACATCAACGGCTTTTCCCATCCATGCCTGCTTGCCTTGCTCGTAAGCTTTTAGAAAAAGTTTGCTGTTCTTTCCAGAAATATGCTTCACCACAATTGCTGACAGACCATTCGGAATACCTGGACTTCGATCTGTGCGCACTATCAACTCACGCG